ATCGCCGAATAAGTCTTCGGGTAAACCGCTATCGTTCCACGCTTTACTACGGGTATCTGCAATCTTAATGTACTTTTCATCGAGTTCGCAGCCAGTAAAGTGGTGACCTAACTTAGTAGCAGCCATGCCAGTTGACCCACTGCCCATAAAGGGATCCAATACTTTGCGTTGTTCAGTGGGTGTGGATGGCGGTGTAACCATTTTGATTAGGTATTCCATAAGTGCAACTGGCTTTACAGTTGGGTGGTTGTTACCGACATCGCCTGTAGATTTATTATTTGCTCTTGCATCTAACCCTACTGCAAATCGGTTTCCGTTTTCGTCATAGCATCCTTTAACATTGCCAAACATAGGTGCAGGTAATTCAAACCCAACGTGGCGCTCTTTGCGGGATACTTTAGGGCAATAGAAATACTTTTGATATCCCTCTACTTCGCCTATAACATTTGATGGAAAGCGGCCGGAGTCATGAGATTCGATAAGGGGGGCGTCATCAGTGGCAGGTATGTATTGCTTATGAATACCAAGAACACCAATACCGCCAACAACCCCGTTCTTCTTTTGTGGCCTTGGCTTATCACTTTTCTTTTTCTTTGGGCTCGGCATCTTTTCAATACCTCTTGCATCTGCAAGTAAGTTATTAAATTGTTGTGATTTAAAATTTTCTGTATCTGTCTCATCGGCCCACGGTACTCTCGTTGCATCAATGTTTAAAGCACTTAATCCATTCTTTAATACTTGATCAATGCTGCTGCCTTTGAATGGTTTGCGTGCCATAACAATAGGCTCGTGTGCTGGTTTGAGTGAGGTTTTGTATCCTTCCCATTCTTTAGCAAGTGGCGATGTAACAATTGTTTCTTGTTTGGACATCTCGTATGCTTCGCCTGTTTGAGAGCCCCCGTTACGTGGTGGATTTGTTTTATATTCCTTAGTCTCTTCCACACCTAAACGTTTCTGTATTGCTTTACCAATGTCTTGTGCTTTTGGAAAGCCACTACTGTAAAGCCACATAATTTGATCTCGTATTTCGAAACCCGCTTGTTCTATGCTTGTAGCAAGTTGATGGTACGTTCTAGCAGCACTGAATGCCAATATGTAACCGCCGGGTTTCAATACACGTAGGCATTCTTTGTAAAGATCTAAAGTACCAGTATGTGAATCCCACTCTTTACCTAGGAAGTCGATACCGTATGGTGGATCAGTTACAATAGAATCGAAGTGATCAGCAGGATAGTTTTTAAGGGTAGCGAGATTATCGCCCCAATGGAGTTGATAGTTTTGTGTCATTTGTTTCCTTTGTAGCACACATTGTTATTTAATAGTTTAGGATGGCCAAAAGCATATAATTGATTCAGTGCCGCAATTGTGGAGTATTTTGCCTTCTATGATGTTTTCCATCTTATAGGTGTCCTTATTGTATGCTAATAGAATGGTGTCACCGGCTTTCACACCTGCTTTAGGACCTGCTGCGTGAACATAGGCCTTGCGTGTCACTTCTATTTCTTTATTGGTGTCGCTGCGAACAATAATAATGCCGCTGTCAGTAGTCTCTTCTACAGGTTCTAACCACTCATATAGCACTGTGCCCGCTGTGGCTCCTAGAACTCCGTTACGTTTGAAACCCAAAACTGACGCATCGCTTGTATTTTCCATTCTAACTCCATCTACTTCAAATTTATAACTTGTTACACGTTTAGAAACTAATAGTTTGTCATTGGGTTTCAATATGCTCTCTGGCCCTGTAACTAAACAATCCACCCAATGAGTATCACGGTTTAGATCTCGTGTGAGGTAGATGCTGCCACTTTTCTTCTCAGCGGTGTCATTAGGTGTTCTAAAAATTACTGTTGTGCTTGTTGTTTTCATATTATCTCCTTATCATTGGTTGTGCACGGTATTGATTGGATACCATGCCAAATTGTACGTTGCTTGGTTTAGTTGACTGTTCTGTAACAGCAACATCTCTGCCTGTCATAATAAGATACCTAAAGGCATCCATTAAGTGGTCATTAGTTTTAATAATCTTACCTTTCTCGTCTCTACGGTACATGCGGATTTCGTTTAGGAAGTTAGTCATTGTATTGAAAACCTTAATCTGCCCAGTGGACAACAACTCCCAACAAGTATATAGTCCCGTTTCAACACTCTTGTTGGCATTGTTGATTTTCAATCCGAGGTCCTTATACATTTGGAATAAGTTGTCGCCGTCTATTTGGCTTCTACCACGTGCAGCCGTATCAATAATACCTGGGATCCAATCACCGCGAGACTTTAATCCTACTGCGTGGACACTTGGCTCTGCCTCACCTTTGTAATATTCACTGAATAGGTAGATCACATTAGTTTCGGGGTCAATTGCTGCCCAAACCGCTGCTGTTCTGTTCCAACCAACGTCTAAACCATAGACTTTCTTCCAATGTTTAGGGATTTCAATTGGAGCAATCACGTAATCACTCTCTGGAACAGGGTAAACAGCACCGGAACCCAACTGTGGAATGCCTTTTGTACGTGCATCACGCTGGTATGGTGGGATGGAAGCGAATAGAATTTCTTTGTCTACTGTGGATAAGTGTGGAACATCGTCCCAACCAGTCATCGTAACGTGCTTACCGACACCCACAGGGCCTTCAGCGAATTGGGATCCTTCTAAGAAGTTTAGAATAGTTTCACTAATGCCTTTAAGTGGTGTGAAAGTCATCATTAAGATGTTATCACCTGTTGCTGTACGCATTGCACACTCAGTAAAAACACTTAGTGGCGGCTCCTCGTCTAGCCATATGGAACCCGCGAAAGCCTGGAAGGCCTCACGACCTGACTCATAACTCTTAAACGAAACGCTGCTGAATGCACCGCTAATGTGTTTCACTCTAAACATACTAATAGGAGTATCAGCACGTTTGGCATCCTTTAGAGTATCAAAGTCTAAACAGTCATAGGGTATCATGCCTGTTCCAAACTCTCCAACCTGTCCTAGCAATAGTGGCTGCAAGGTATTCAAAATGGTCTTGGAATCCACACCACACACCCACCACTGATTAGGGAACGCGAATTTCTTACCAGTCCACCACTTAGGGTATCGACCAGTGAGGTGGCAGGATAATTCGTAAGCAGCGGATAGAGACTTACCAGTTCTATTACCTGCCATGAATAATCGAAACTTAAACTCACTGCCGGCTTTCATGAACTGAATATGTTTTGCGTAGAGTTCTCGCCTCAGTGGACCAGTGTCTGGAAAGTAGGATTCTATGGCGTTTTTTCGCTTTCTATCGTCCAATGCGTCTTGTAGCATTAAAAGTTCGATTTGTTCATCACGTGACAAAGCTAAAATAGCCATTAAATTTCACCTTTTTCTGTAGAATTTTTGTCACCATTATCGGCAGCGGGTATACTTGCTAGTGTTTCTTTATATTTGCGGAAAATAAGGTCGTAATTTTCGTCGTATTTTTGTTGATCAGTAGGGCGTTGTTGTGAGCCCTTGCCTGCTTCTGAGTATTGTGTCATCTAGGTCCTCTCACGGAATCGCTAATGTGTTGCTTGTGGTGCTCTTGCATATCAGCAAACCATTCCTCAGTTATGTGGTAACGGTTGAATACTGTGTTGCATAGGTAACTGGCATTCACGATTGGATTTCGTTCTATTAATTCTTGGATTTCGTTAAACGCATTGAAATATAAAGCCACATCTTCTTGTGTGGCTTTAATCATTTTGTTTAAATCAAACAGTCGGGGTTTCTTTGTTGCCATCGTCTTTTGCAGTAGTTGCCAATGCTTGACGTGCTAATAGGTTGTTAATCCTACCTTGAATATCTTCGCTAGACATTTCTTCTAATTCTGATGTCACGTTGACTTCTTGGATTTGATCCGCTAAGATACGTTTGCCCATATTCTCATTGAATATGATAAACTCTTTTGTATTTTCGTTATTCTGAAAGTCATTGAAAAGTTTTCCGAAGACTAATGCTTGGATTTCTTGGAAGGGCATGCCTAAATGTTTCTCAATTGCATCTTTGAGTTCCTTAACGTGAACTCTATGTTGTCCTTTTTTAGCCCCAGCACCTGGACGGGCTCCACCTGGTCCTGCCATATTATACCTCCACTATATTAAAATAGGATGAACCTAAGCAACGTGTTTATTGCTTAGTGTTATATTTATATGATTAACAACATCCAATAAAAAACCCTATACCACGTAAGCAGTATAGGGCCAAGAACGGAAGAACTTCAAGGATTTGTAAGCAGGGTAAACAAAGCAACTTAAGGAGAAGTATGACAAACAACCTGCTTACACTTTTATTTAGCATCGTTGCTGCTTTTGCAGGCGATATTTGAGTTGCTGTAGACGAAGTCAAAAAAACGGTAAAAAAGCAATTGGGTTAGTCAGTTAAAAAAAGTTAGTGTTTTTTCGCTATACTATTATATATTACTACTAATACTATATATTTTATATATTTTTTTTAATTTAGTTTAAATAGTTAAAAAATGTTAACTTATTATAACTTGCTAACCCAATCTGCGTTTAAATGCGTAAAACGCAAGGTTTTTCAACAACAACTATATAAAAACACTAACATATCACTAACAAAAGTTAACATTTTTATTAACAAATATCATCACCCTAACAAATACCCACAATAGCAGTAAGGTTATTGGGTTAAAAAATACTGGTAAAACACTAACTTAGTTAACATTTTACCAGCGGTAAGTTAGTCTTTTAAAACCCAACAACCGTTAACGAACCCACCCAAAATTAGCAGTTAATCTGTTTTGTGGGGTAGTTAATTGAAATCCTGCAATGCCATCTGCACCTACTAACTCCTTCAATTTCTTGTTAAATGTGCTCTGACTTCTTAATGTAGATGTAGGTCTATCGACCTTAAATGCTTCAAATAGATCAGTTGCTAACATCTTAGATCCTGTTTTTTCGTACTCCGTGAACTTATCTTGTGCCCAATAGAATAACGGGTTTGCTGCTTCTAACTGAATAGATTTAACTTCAGCATATCCGCGTGTTTGGTATGCAGTGTTCAATAACACCCAATCAATTACCACACGCTCTAACACAAACGCTACTGCTTCACCCCATCCCTCTCCGTGCTCTAAACCAGTAGCAACAACCTTAGCATATGCTCTCCATTTTAGTGCCGGATCCTTCTCTGCTGCAATTGTTCTAAATATAACGTTTCTTCTATCCTCATCTTCAATCTTAAATACATCTTCCGGGGTCTGTGCAGTGCCGATTACATTAATCATATTAATTGTAGTAAACGGGTCTTGACCTTTCTTTTCAATTTGCAAATACGCTTCTTGACTGAATCCTTTTAACCAATTAGTCATTTCAGCAGGGCTAATACCTTGTTGCTTTTCGTTAATTTCTAAAATAAACTTGCCGTGTAATTCAGCATTAAAACTTCCTGTAATAATATTAGGCTTACAGCGACCAACACGATCTTCTCCTAAAATATACTTCATAAAATTAACCAATGTGCCTTTACCGATGCCTTGATACTCTCCAGCAAACCACATATTAGTCATTAAATTAATACCCGGGCGTTGCACAAGAGCAGCACACCAATGGACTACAAATTTAAAATCCTTATCGTCTTCTGTGTAATCATTCAGCATTACTTTTCTATAAAGTTCAAATTCCTCTTCTTCATCTGTTAATTCTACTCCATTAACTTCTAATGCAGGATAGTTACACAAGTTTCTATAAATCATTCTAAGGAATTTAGATGCTTTTTCGTATGCAGGCTCGCTTGTTATTGTTTCGTATGCAGACCCAATATTCAACACAAATTGGCCTTTGTCTGTGCATAAAAACTCTTCTTGCATGGGATAGTTAACTACACGGTAAACACTAGGAATAGTGCCCGCGTGTATCTTAACTACTTCTTCATCTATAACTCTGCCAACCTTACCATATACTAACAGTTCTATCTTATTCAAATTCATTGTATAAATCTTACTAGGGTCGGAAATACTTTGGTATTGATACTTTTGGTAATCGTTAAATAATTTTTCGAATAGTGTGGGTTTGCTGCCAAATGATTCCCATGATTGACGATACTTGTTCTTAACGAAGTACGATTCCATTTCATCTACTTTAACTACTACATAGACCATAGATATCAAATCATCGCTTGCATATTCCCATTCTTTAACAGGCTTTCCTTGTACTGCTGTTTCGCTATAAATTACCGGGGTGTGGTTCCAAACATGCTCACTAAATTTTAATTTGTTGTAGCCAGTTAATGTTACGCCGCTTTCTTGTTTCTGTACTGGCACTGTATGCAGTGCATTTATTGTAGGTTGTAAATCTTGTTTCATAACGCTCCTTTTAGTTTGTTTACTGATTTTTTTAATTTCTGTACAGCAGTTTCGTTTGTAACTACTACTGCTGGCACTTCTTCACGTTTCTTTCTATAATTAGGATCCCTGTCCCTAATCATATGGACAATTGTTCCTAACTTATTACCATTTGCTATTAACGGATCCTTTAACAAGTCTTCGTATTTTGCTGTTTTATCACCATCGAACCAACGCGACCGCATTTCTGGTATTGCTTGTTGTGGACCAACATCATAAGCTACTGCTCGCGTAACTTCGAATCGCTGTTTATATGGTAGGTCTGGATAATGCTTCTTCAAGTCATCAAGTAAAATTG